GGTTGTAGGCCATGCCTGCGTGGATTCCGTTGGCTGCGGCAGGGATCGGCGCCCTGTCGACGATTGCGACGAATAGGAGCAATGCCCGTGAGGCGCGTCGCAATCGGGAGTTCCAGGAGCGTATGAGCTCCACTGCGCACCAGCGTGAGGTTGCGGACCTGAGAAAAGCGGGGATCAATCCGCTTCTCCGCAACCTGTCTGGTGCGTCTACGCCGGCCGGTGATCGTGCCGAGATGTTGGATCCGGGCGAAGGTGCTGCCCGTGGTGTGTCGTCCGCGTTGGCTACTCAGCGCGCGAAGGCGGAAATCAACTTGATCAATGAGCAAGCGCGAAAGACGTTGATCGAAGGTTCCGCAATCGAACAAGAGTGGCAGCTAGGCAAGGGTCAGCGTATCGTGTTTGAAGCCGAGTTGGCGCGGCTGTCTGTCGAGGAAAAGCGGCAGATGATTCCGCTGGCTCTGCAGCAGGCGAAAGCTGAAATAGAGCGGACGCTGTCGTCTGCGCGTGCGGCGAAAGCTGTTGCTGTTCTGGATGAGCTGGCAGCGAAGGGTGCGGAGAACCTTTCGCAGTTCGAGGAACGGATCGGTGAGATGGGTCCGGCTACTCGGATGTTGTTCGAGCTGTTGCGTTCACTACCACGTTCGAGGAGGTGACCGGTGACTGAGTTTCTGAAAGAGGATGCGCCGGGCGAGCTCGAAGGTCAGTTGTCGTTGTTCGAGGGCCTTCGTGAGTCGCTGCGGTCGGCGCTGGATCGGCCGCGGCTGCGCGGCCGTGTGCGGCCGTCGGCTATGTGTGGCGTTGACTGTGGTCCTGAAGAGGACGCGATCACGCAACAGCAGTTTCGGAATGAGTGCGACATCAATACGATCGTTCGTCGGTTCGGGCTCAGCGGTGCGGAGCCTGTGATGGACGCCGGTGGCGTCTACGGCGATTTCACGGGTATCGAGGATCTGTCGTCGGCCGTGGAGGCTGTGCGGCGCGCGCAGCTCGGGTTTGAGGCGTTGCGTCCGGAGATCCGGGAGTACTTCCGGAACGATCCGGTGGTGATGGCAGAGTTCGCGAGTCGGGTCGACGAGGCTGAGTTCGAGGGCGTCATGAGGTCTCTGACGCCTGTTGAGGAGCCGCCGGCTGGTCCTGCGGCTCCTGTGCCTCCTGCGGCGCCTCAGGCGCCGTCTGAGGGCTCCTGATAGGCTTCTGATCTGTTTCTGATAGGGCGAAGCCTGGACGATCTGTCCGTTTTGATCGTCCAGGCTGAGTCCCTGCCCGTCCGGAGGACGGTTTTTTCGTTTACGGCCGTAAACGTGATTTAAGGGCTGCTCGAGATCCTCGAGGCAGCTTTTTTTTGCGCGTTCAGGCTTCGGCAGTAGCGTGCGTGCGTGCGCGTTTCGTGTACGCGTGCGCGTTAATAGCCGTTGCCGATCGCGCAACATATGTTGCATGAATGCAACGTTTTCAGCTGATTTTGTAGCTGATTTGAATTGGCGCGGAGCTTGCTTCGCGCGTGTGCACACGGTGTGTCTTGGTTACTGTGTGCTGACTGACACCTACATCAAGAGCAACATTGCGTCTGGGTGTCTGTCTAAATATCCTTGTGGCACAATGGTTTCTGGATTTCGCATAATATACATTGCGTAAATCCTTCTCTCTCAATGACTTAAGGAGGTTACATCATGGCTCGTCGTCCCGTCAACAAGAGTCGGAGTGTCCGGAAGTTCCGGAAGGAAGCAAAGCGTACGGCGAAGGTGAACATGCGTGCGCCGGGTCGTGGTGGTTTCCGCCTGTAGGAATGGCGTGTTTCTACCCGTTGCCTGCCTATGTCGACCGTCAGGGCGGTAGTCCTCGGATCGGTCGGAGACCTGGCGAGGAAGGTGACCGGCTGGAGTTGCCCTGCGGTCGATGTATCGGGTGCAGGCAAGAACGAGCTCGGGCGTGGTCGATCCGCTGTATGCATGAGGCGCAGCTTTACGATAGCTCGTATTTCGTGACGCTCGATTATGCGCCTGAGCATTTGCCGGCAAGCCTGTCGTTGGAATACCGGGATTTTCAACTGTTCATGAAGCGCTTACGAAAGGAGTGTGACGGTGCGTCGGAAGCTCCTGATGGGCGTAGAGCAATCCGCTTCTTTGTCGCCGGCGAGTACGGTTCACGTTACCGTCGACCGCACTGGCATGCGCTGCTTTTCAATCTCCATCTGCGGGATGCGGAACGTTATCACAACGGTACGTATCGTTCCGAGCAGCTCGAAAGGCTGTGGGGAAAAGGGCATGCCGTGATAGGCGACGTGACTCCGCAAAGTGCGGCGTACGTAGCAGGCTACACGCTCGGGAAAGTGTACGGTCCAGGTGCTGAAGATCATTACGAAGATGTGGTCAATCTCGCTACGGGTGAAGTCACGGCGCGTCGGCCTGAGTTCGTGTCAATGTCCAGGCGACCGGGTATCGGCGCGTGGTGGTTTCAGGAATACGGCGGCGATCTTTTTCCGCACGATTTTGCGATTTCTTCCGATGGTCGGAAGTACAAGGTTCCGTCTTACTACTGGCGTCGTTTCCAGGCTGCTGCCGCGCCTGATCTCGTCGAAGAAGTTGCCTATGCGCGTTATCAGCGCGCTAAGGAGACTCCCCGTGAGGAATCTTCTGAAGAAAGGAGGGAAGTCCGAGCAGAGGTAGCGCGTGCGCGAGTGCGTACGTTCCAAGAACGTCATCATTAAGAGGAGGTCGTGAGCATGGCTGAAGATGGCCGTAGTGCGGTGTCAAGCGTGTACACGTTGCTTGACCGCAAACTGCGCGAGTTCGGTCAACTGGTTCTCGCGCGGAATGAGCCGACAGTGCGTCGGCTGCTCGTCGATTCGGTCGTAGGTTCCGGCTCTATGCTGGAAAAGCACCCAGGTGACTTCGATCTGTACCATGTGGGTGAGTTCAACGCTGAAACGGGTCGTCTCTCTGTGAACGATCCGTTGTTGCTGGCCAACCTGCTAGACATTCTCCAGGAGGAAAGCAATGGCGACTAGTGCGGGTCGTCGTGTGGATCCGTCGCGGTTCGCGATGGTGCCGCGCCCTGATGTTCAGCGCAGCGCGTTCGACGTGTCGCATTCTCACAAGACGACGTTCAATGCGGGCGAGCTGATTCCGGTGTATGTGGATGAGGTACTTCCGGGTGATTCTCACAAGGTGGACATGACGGGCTTTGCTCGGCTGGCCACTACGGTTGTGCCTCCGATGGACAGCCTGATCATGGAGTCGTTCTTCTTCTTCGTTCCGGCGCGGTTGCTCTGGTCGAACTGGCGCCGTTTTATGGGCGAGAGGAACACTCCGACCGACACAACGGTGTTCCTCGTTCCGCAGGTGACGGGCATCGGGAACGCTCAGGCGTCGTACAACAGCATTTACAACTATTTCGGTATTCACAACCAGAATAGTGGCAACTCGTTGGCTGTGAATGCGCTTCCGTTCCGCGCCTACAACCTGATCTGGAATGAGTGGTTTAGGGATCAGGATCTTCAACCGCCGGTCACCGTGGATCTGACTGATGGTCCGGATGGTACGGGCCTCTACACGATCCTCCGGCGCGGGAAGCGGCATGACTATTTCACGTCCGCGCGGCCATGGCCGCAAAAGCCGTTGAACGTCCAGGACAGCGGCGCGACGGGCGGTCCGTTGCTTCCCGGCGGCCGCATGACGTTCCCGCAAGCGGGTGCTCCGGTGACGGGTATCGGTTTCAATACGGCTCTGAACCCGCCGCTACAGGGTGCGCCTCGAAATGAAAGCGGCGGTCGGCCTAACGTCGTGTGGCAGCGCGAGCAGGTCACAACGGGTGCGTCGGCCGTTTACATCAAGGGCGCGGACAGCGGCGCTGCGTTTCCGGACGTGCGTGTGCTGATCAATGACATTCGCACGGCGAACGCGGTGCAGCTGCTTCTGGAGCGGAATGCGCGTGGTGGTACGCGCTACACTGAGCTGATCCGTTCGCATTTCGGCGTGGTGTCGCCGGACGGCCGCTTGCAGCGGCCGGAATACCTGGGCGGTGGTCGGTCGTTTGTGACGATCAATCCTGTGGTTCAGCAGTCGGCCTCGGGCGCGACTGGCACGACAACGCTACTCGGTGAGCTGGCCGGCGTCGGTACGGTGCTGGCTCAAAAGCATGGGTTCTCGCAGTCGTTCACCGAGCATGGCTACATCATCGGGCTCGTGTGCGTTCGTGGTGAGCTGACGTATCAACAGGGTATCGAACGCATGTGGCACCGTCGGACGCAGTTCGATTTCTTTTGGCCGTCGCTTCAGAACCTGGGTGAGCAGGCGATTCTCCGGAAGGAGATTTATGCCGACGGTACGGCCGGTGACGACAACGTGTTCGGGTATCAGGAGCGGTGGGCGGAATACAAGTACAAGCCCAGCCGCGTGTCGGGTCGCCTGCGGTCGCGTGACGCTCAGACGTTGGACGTCTGGCATTTCGCGCAGCTGTTCAACGTTGCGCCGTCGTTGGGTGCGACGTTCATCGAGGAAAACCCGCCTGTGGACCGGGTCGCGCAGGTGGATACGTTTAATGAGCATGCTTTCATCTTCGATGGGCTGTTCAACGCTCGGAAGGTGCGGCCCATGTCAATGTTCTCCATTCCGGGCCTCGGGCCTCGGTTGTAGGCCATGCCTGCGTGGATTCCGTTGGCTGCGGCAGGGATCGGCGCCCTGTCGACGATTGCGACGAATAGGAGCAATGCCCGTGAGGCGCGTCGCAATCGGGAGTTCCAGGAGCG